ACCAAGACTTCTGCTGGACCAGTACAGACGGTACATGCCGACCTGCATGGGCATCGAGGTCAATGGCGTCGGTCGTCCTGTCTTCCAGATGCTCCGCAACTCTGGTGTACCTGTGATGGAACTCAACGCCACTAAGGACAAAGTCACCAAGGCAATCCCTATGGGAGCTCGATACGAGAGCCATAAGGTATTCCATCGCATGGGTGCCGCATGGCTTGGAGACTATGAGGACGAGTTGGTCGGCTTCCCTATGGGTGCTCACGATGACCAGGTAGATACGGCATCGTACGCTGCAATACTAACCCAAGAGCTCGCTAGTCGTAGGACTGGCGCTTCACTGGTCGAGCTCGACGTACCTAACATCATCTCGCCAGTGTAGGAGGTTAACATGGTAATGGACAAGAATCATCCGCTGCTGAGGATAGCCAATGGCTTGAGTGGAGGTCAACTCAACAGCCTGAGTGAAGCTGTCGAGCTTTACGGTCAGATGGCATTCACTGAGCACAGCAACAATGAGCTGCTGCAGGAACGCATCGCTGAGCTTGAGTTTGCTCTTGATGACGCAGGCTACGAGCGAATCGGTGATTCGAACTTTGATAAACAGTTCACCAAGGCATCCATCGACAAGATTGCTGCTATGGCCAGGGTGTACTGGTTGAAGAATCCTCTAATCAAGCGAGCCGTAGCTACTCAAGCGAACTACGTGTTCGGTCAGGGTGTGGACGTGGTAGCTGCTGATGAGGACGTGCAGACAGTTGTCGACGCTTTCATGGAGGACTCGAAGAACCGCGCTGAGCTCACGGGTGAGCAAGCTATGCTGACCAAGGAGACTGAGCTCCAGGTCACCTCAAACCTGTTCTTCACGTTCTTCACAGATCCTCTAAACGGTGCCACTCGCGTACGTACCATTCCACTGAGCGAGATTACGCGTATCATCTACAACCCAGACGACAGCAAGGAGCCTTGGTATTACTACCGTCAGTGGCAGCAACCAAAGGAAGTAGGATCTCAGAAGTACGAGATGCACCAGGCAATGTACCCAGATATCAACTACATGCCCAAGGGAGGTCTTCCTAAGCACTTCAATGGCATCGAGGTAATGGCACTCAACCCAGTGTATCACGTGAAGACCAACTGCCTGTCCGACATGGAATATGGAGTAAGCGAAATCTATGCAGCCATCGACTGGGCTAAGGCTTACAAGGACTTCCTTGAGGACTGGTACACCATTGTCAAGAGCCTGTCTAAGTTCGCTTGGAAGGCCACAAGCAAGTCTGGTGCCACGGGCGTGGCGCAAGCTAAGCAAGTCCTCGAAGGTGCCATTAATGGTGGTTCTAACCCCATGAACAGTGATCTCCCTGGACAGGCAGCTCAGGTGTGGATGTCCTCAGACAACTTCGATCTTGCTCCTATGCCAAAGAGTGGAGCTACTGTAGCAGTAGATGATGGTCGTCGCGCTTTGCTTATGGTGTGCGCTGCTACGGGTATCTACGAACACTACTTCGGAGATCCAAGTACAGGCAACCTTGCCACAGCTAAGGCCATGGAACAGCCGATGCTCCTCATGTTCCAGGAGCGTCAGGAGCTCTGGACTGACGTGTTCAACACCATCCTTGGGTATGTCATCAATCAGTCTGCGCTGAAGCCTGGTGGCAAGCTGAGGGGAGTCATGTCGTTCAACGATTATGGTGAGTCCTATGTTGACATGGGTGATACCGACCGCTCGGTTGACGTGAAGTTCCCTCCTATTCTCCAGGAGGACGTCAACGAGCGTATTGATGCTATCGTGAAGAGCGTGACTCTCTCTGGTCAGACTCCTGCCAACACCATCGACCTCAAGACAGCTACTACCCAGATGCTCACTGCGCTTGGTGAGGATACAGATATCGTAGATAAGCTATTCCCTGATGACCCTAAGAGCTGGGACGAGGTCGAAGAAGAGAAGCAACAGAAGGCTCTGGAGATTGCTATGGGTCAGCAGTCAGCTGCAGACCAGCAAGCAGCTCAAGCAGCTAAGGCTTCCAATGCTATCGAGGATGCTGAGGACGATGCCAAGGCTAAGAAGGACGGCAAGACTGCTGAGGAAAGAGCTGCAGGTGAAACGGAAGAGTCCTACATCAGCATGCTCGATAGGATGGTCTCCGAGCTTAGGGAGCGGGGAATCTAATGGCTGAGCCGTATGGAACAATAGCAAAATATCGCAGTGCCCTAGCCATCAAGAAGCACAATGCACTCATCCAAGCGTGGGCTTCTCCTATGTCTTTGGACGTTGCTACGGTGTTCTGGGCTACGTGGAAAGGTATAGAAGACCGTCTCCCTGTCGGAGAAGATATCATCGAATCTAAAAAACCTCGTGATTCACGTGACCTAAAGAACAAATATAGCGCGATAATAAGAGTAGAGGTCCAGCGACATACACCTGAACTCCAACGAGTCGTAGAGGATTATCTCTATCGTGTGTGGCTTGCTGGAGCGGTTGAGCAATCCCGCGACCTCGGATGCACTGGATGGTTCCTTTCATCCCTGTCGAAGTCGTCATCTACATCTGAATCCATCAGTGTATCCGAGGATCCCTTACTCCAGGAAGCTCCCAAAGTCCTCAATGTCAAGGCTGACAAGACTGGTTGGGTATCTCTTCCAAATCTACGAGCAAGAGCATATGCTAAGAAGCATGCAGCTGAGGCTGTCACACAGATTAACGACGTCACTCGCAAGGAGATCGCACGTATTGTGAGTGATGGCGTGAAGTCTGGTGTGTCTTATAATGACATAGCTAAGGCCATCAAGTCTAAATTCGAAGAGTTCGCAGTACCGTCTCCACAGAAGCACATACCTAATCGTGCTGTCCTTGTGGCTGTTACGGAGCTTGCTAACGCATATTGCGAGGGCAACGCTCAGGTTGGTGACTACCTGCAAAGCAATGGTGTTAAAATGATGAAAGCCTGGCAGACTCTTGAGGACGATCGTGTGTCTGACGGCTGCAAGGAGAACGAGCAGGCTGGTTGGATACCTATCGACAAAGAGTTCCCCAGTGGACATATGCACCCACCACGCTTCCCTGGATGTAGGTGTGACTTCATGCAAGAGATCCTAGACGAAGATCTCCTCGGCAAGCCTATAAGCTCATTATATGGTAAGCAATATACAGATGGCGTTGTAAAAGACGTTATGAAGTCTCCGGAGAAGACCGTCTCGTCACAGCTCCAGCAAGTCGAGCCTGACGAAAATACTAAGGCTGGCAAAGCTGCTGCCGAACGTACCGACGAATCTGGCATTCCCGACTGGGAGGACTGGGATCTGGAAGGCATAGACAATAAGCTCGATTCTGTAAGGAAAGAATATTATCAAAAGGTAAGGGATGCATTCGAAAATGGAGACTCAGAGACGTTCATCTGTTACGGAGGAGAAAAGATCCCTGAAGCTGTTAATTTGATCAAGGATAAAAATGCTTCTTTCTCTTCGATGCCAAAGAGGATGATAGGCTCTATTCAGGAGTATACAGGATACTATTATATACAGATGAATGATTATCTCAGAAAAGGTCGTAAGGTAAATAGTCCGTTCTCAGATGAAAAAGTTAAGACTCATGTCGAGAGAGCAGAAAAAGCTATTCGAACATATGGTGTGACGACTCATCCTATAGTGGTGAACCGAGGATTCGACGGAGACTTCTGGGACTCGTGGAAAGAGGGTGAGACTAGACAACTTCCCGAGTTCCTCTCAACCTCCGTCAAGAGCTCAGGTTTTCGCAGAGACAATACAGCACACATCTATGTCCCTCCTAATAGAGGATGCGGAATATACGTGGACGGAAAATCTTATCACGAAAACGAATGGGAATATCTCATAGCTCCAGATTCAAAGTTCAAGATACACCACATAGAAGAGAATGAATTGGGTGGCAAAGACTACTGGCTAGAACTAATTCCTTAAGGAGAAAATATGAATGATACGTGGCACTATGAGGATTCGCCCTCAACAGGAGTAAAAATCAAAGGATCTCACCCCACGAAGCAGCCGATTTGCCTGTTATGCAAGCACTTCGGAGGTATCTCAGCTGACGGTAAGGCGTATTGTAAGGCTTTCCCAGACGGTATTCCAGACAAATTCTGGGACGCTAAAATCGATCATACAGCACCGTATCCTGGTGATAATGGTATCACATTTGAGCCTTAACGCAGGTAATCCTCACTGTTCCAGATGGAACTCGTGAAGATCCCTTTCTAGAAAGAAGGATAATACTCCAAGAATGCGTCGCATGGAGGTCTACCCCTCCCATCCGTGCGACGTGTTCCATATAAGAGTGTGTGGCTCGGTTGGAGGTGAACATGGATAACATCACATTCTTGGGATCGTTGCTTACTGAAGCGACCAACACCTCAGGTAAGTACCCTGTCAAGGTCATTCAGCCTGGATGGGGATCTTCAGGTTATTATTCTAATGATGTTCTAGCTGCTTCTGCCAGCCTTTTCGAAGGTGCACAGATGTTCTGGAACCATCCAAAATCCTCCGACAACTATGAGCGTCCTGAGCGAGATCTACGAGACCTTGCTGGAGTGCTTACGAACGTCCGTTATGAGGAATCCAATGCATCTGGTGCTGGTATCTACGGAGATGCTATCGTGTTCGACGCATTTCGTGAGACTCTTGACGAGATTGCACCATACATCGGAGTGTCTATTCGCGCAGGTGGCAAGGTTCATGAAGGCGAAGCTGAGGATCGTGGTGGTCTGATAGTGGACGAGATCAACCTCGTCCAGTCTGTAGACTTCGTCACTCGTGCTGGAGCTGGTGGTAAGGTTCTTGCACAATTCGCTGAGGCAGCGCGTCCCATCGAGATTTTAGAAGAGAAAGAAAAGGAGAACGATATGGAGCTTGAGGAAGCAATCAAGACCATCGGCGAGCGAGACGAGACCATTAACGGTCTTAACAATCAGCTCACCGAAGCTCAGAGCACCATCGATGCACTCACCCAGGAGGTATCTCGTCTGTCCGAGGTACATATGCTCGCTGAGTGCAGTGCTATCGTTGCAGCTGAGCTGAAAGAGAGCGATCTCCCTGAGGTTACCAAGGAGCGCATCCAGCAGGAGTCTGGTAAGTTCATGGCGACTAAGGATGAGGGAGACGAGGAGAGTATCAAGAAGGTACTCGACCAGGAGAAGGTTAAGGAATCCGTCCAGGAAGCTATCAAGGCTGAAGCTGAGTATATCAGCAAGCTATCTGGTGGCATTAACATCTCCGGTATGGGTTCGAATGGTCACGAGGATGGCGGTAAGCTCGAAGAAGCCGTCGACATGACCGATACCTTCAAGGCTATGGGTCTTACAGAGAATGAGGCTAAGATTGCCGCTAAAGGCCGTTAAGGAGTAAACATATGGCTAAGAACTTTGTTCAGGTCGGCGAGAACCTGACACTCCCAGTCGACAAAGCTGTCAAGAGTGGCGAACTCGTCCAGGTCGGTGAGATTGTCGGTGTCGCATTGACTGATGCTAAGACCGATAACGGTACCAACTACTATACTACCCTTGCTACTACAGGTGTATGGGAGCTGACCGTTACTACAAGTACTGCTGTCGGTGGTGTCGTATCCGTCAAGCCAACTGGTGGTACCAAGCCAATCGCTGTCGGTTTTGCTACCAAGGCAGTGACCATTACAGGTACTGGCAAGGCTCCAGTCTTGCTCAACCTTGGTCTTGCTCACGTTGCTACTGCTTAAAGGAAGGTATGAATAATGGCTGAATTTCTTGAGCTCGTAGAGAGCATCAATTCCGAAGCTGCTTCTGCTGAGAAGCTCTTCGGTGGCGAGGGCATGCGCATTACTCCTCGTAACAACCCTGAGTACAAGAAGGGTCTTGCTGAGGCAGCGAACCTGTGCGCTAACCTGATTCAGCGCGGTTCTAAGCTGGACATGTATCGTTTCCAGGAAGCTATGTCTACCAGCGATTTCCCCATCTACTTCGGTGACATTCTCGACCGACAGATTCTTGCTTCGTACGCTGAAGCTCCTCAGACTTACACCCAGTGGGCTAAGGTCTCTGAGGTCTCCGACTTCCGTCCTGCTAAGCGTTATGCTATGGACGGTGGCGAGGGTCAGCTGAAGCCTGTTGACGAGCTAGGCGAGTATCAGGCTGTCCGTCGCTCTGAGAGCCAGTTGTCCTTCTCTGTGAAGAAGTTTGGTGCTCGCTTTGACCTCTCCTGGGAGTCGATCATCGACGATAACCTCAATCTCCTCACCGACCAGCCAACTCGCTTTGGTAAGGCTGCTCGTCGTACCGAGGAGAAGGAGTGCACCAACCTTCTCATGAACAACACGTTCTTCTCTGATGCTAACGACAATGTCCTCTCATCCAACCCTCTGACGGTTCAGAACCTTCAGAAGGCCATCGAGAAGTTCTCCAGCAAGGTCGACGCCGACGGTGAGCCTATCACGGTTGGTCCTGCGATTCTCATGGTCCCTCCTGCGCTTGAGGTCACTGCTAACAACATCCTCAACGCTTCTGAGTTCCTTGCTTGGGATAACGATCAGGAGTCCTTCCAGATGCGCACTAACAACTGGCTGAGTGGCAAGCTCAAGCTGGTCGTTAACCACTATCTGCCAGTACTTGACAAGGCACACGGCTCTGACGCATACTACCTGCTCGCTGATCCTAACGATGCTCGTGGTGCAGTTGAGTTCGCATTCCTGCGCGGTCACCGTTCACCTGAGCTGTTCATGAAGACTCCAAACGCTGTAAGCGTTTCTGGTGGCTCTGTTGGTACTATGACGGGTGACTTCGACCACGATGCTATCGGCTACAAGGTTCGTCATGTCATGGGTGGTACCGTCATCGACCCTAAGTGCGCTCTCAAGTCTACGAAGTAGTGAGGAATCTCTATGGGTCAGTACGCTGAATCTGTCAGGTTGGTAAGGCTTCTCACAGGCGACAAGGCTGCGGGAGAATACATCTTCACAGATGATGAGATGGAGTCGTTCCTTGAGCTGAGCAATGGCAACGTTTACTACGCTGCTGCTGACGCTCTTGACGCCATTGCATCCAATACAGCGTACACACTCAAGGTGCTGACCATTCTTGATGTTACGACAAACGGACAGGCGACTGCGGAAGCCATTCGAGCTTCCGCAGTCGCTCTCCGTGCTAAGGCTGATGCAGATGCCGCAAACACCATTGTTTGTGGTGTTGCCAATGTGATTCAACCTGAGCTTCCTACCCACTGGAGACCATGGTGGGAGGCATTAGCATGAAGCTCCTAGGATATGGATGGCAAGAACTTCTCCAGGGCTACTTCGACCATACGGTTACGTTTTACAAGCCTACAAAGAAGCAGGACTCAACTGGTCAGCAGATTGACGACTACGAACAAGTCGATGATCTGTCTGATTTGCCATGTGCAGTAGGAAACGTGAGACTGGCGAGGACTAGTAATACTCAGTCCAGCTATGGCGCAGAAGAGTCAGGCATTCGTATCCTCATCGCGAATGCCCATCCTGAGATCGAAGTCGGATGGAAGGCTATAATCGATCACATGAATGGTGAGCCTTACCTCGTTGAGGAACGCACTCCTAACCAGTCTGCAGATGTGAGCGAGATTCCCGTGAGTAGGTGGCACTAATGGCAAAGAGCTCTGGCGGCGTTTCCGTATATCTCGACAGCAAGAAGACTCAGCAGGTGCTCTCCAAGTTCGAGTACATTGATGAGCAATCCTTGCCGACTGAACTGAAGGCTCTCTTGGCAGGATCCCAGACGGTTGTCAACTCAGCTAAGCGTCGAGTGCCGAAGAAGACAGGCACGCTTTCCCGTTCTATCCATGCTGAGGTTGAATCTGACGGAGTGCTCGTTGGTACTGACGTGAGCTACGCTAAGTACGTTGAGCAGGGAACTGCGAGGATGAAGGGACGTCCTTACCTCCAGCCTGCACTCACCGAGAGTACGACTCGTATTCAAAACCAAGTTGCGAAGGCAATGCAACAAATGCTCGCGAGTAAAGGAGCATAAATGGCTGACATGGCAACAGCTACACAGTTCGACGTTGGTGAACTACTACGAAGGATCATCATTAACGACGCTAAGATGGCTTCTAAGGTAGGGTTACGTGTATACCCAGGCGAGCTGCCAGACACCACGTCATACAAGCCTAATTCATCCGATTTGCCAGCCATACACTATTCACTGATCAGTGACTTGGAGTCAGATGAGGCTCCAATTTCTCGTTCCAGCTGGCAGTTCACTGTCGTGACGAATACCCAAGCGGAGCTTCAAAGCACCTGTGGAGCACTGAAAGAGCTGCTTAACAGGTATAAAAATGATCGTATTCGCTATGTTGAATATGTAAATTCGTCCTATGAATGGGATACGGAAACGAAAACTCCGTACTCCCCGATGACCTTCAGGGTCACATTCTACTAGAAAAGGAAGGTGTAACTATGGCTCAGACTACCGTTCAGCATCCTGAGACTATCCGCTTTGGCTCTGGTCGACTGGAGATTGGCAAGTCTATCGACAGCCTTGTCGACGTTGGTGCACTCACTGGCGTCCACTTCACTCATGACCTTGGTGATAAGGTCACTATTAACAGCGATAACGCTGGTGTTATTCTTGAGCGAGCTGGTAAGCAGACCGCTAAGATCGAAGCAAATCTCATGGAGATCAACCTCGACACTCTCGCTGTCTATATGGGTGGCGTCAGCAAGCTCGAGAGGGTTAATGATACCCAGCAGATTGTCACTAACGAGGAGCACATCCTCAAGGGAACCACGTTCATCAGACTCAACAAACCTATGGGCAATGGCACTGAGGTCACTATTGACTCTGTGAAGAAGAAGAATGGTCCAAATGCTGTTAAGGACACAGATTATATCGTCGCTCTTGACGCAGATGGATATACTTGCATCGCTCGCAAGAGCAGCTCAACCGTCCTCACAGACGGCTCCGCCATCCAGGTATCCTACAAGTATACTCCTGCAGCATACAAGAAGCTCGGCTTTGGTGGTCTCAAGAAGCTTGATGCTAACGTTGCACGCATCACCAACTTCGACAGCAAAGGTCGAGCATTCTCCATCACGGTATACAAGGCTACTGCTGATACCGGTATCGAGATTGAGTTCAAGGCTGACGATGCAGATGAAACGAACGTCGTTCCTATTGCTCTTGTTGGTACAGAGGATACTTCTCGTGCTACTGGTGACCAGTTGTTCGTCATCGAAGATCACCAGATGTAATCGTTTACTGATGTTTTCAGACTGTTTTCCGTTTTAAGAGAAAGGCTAACGGCTATGGCTAAGTATCTCAACCTTGACAAGATCGTCCCTGAGGAGCAGATCCTCGAGATCGCAGGACGTCGATTCGATATCTCCCAGGTGCCTGCACGCAAGACCACCGAGCTCATCCGCGTAGGAGCATGGGCTACTTCAGACGAGATCAAGAATGATCCTTCGAAGAAGTATGAAGCATACGAGAAGGAGATGCAAGCTCTGCTTGATGTTCTCGGTGAAGACCAGGACGGTAATCCTGCAGAGTTCAACTGGGTAATGGACAACGTCACCAATGCTCAGTTCGCAGCTATCCTTGACTTTGTTGCTGAGTGCATTCGTGGCGAGAACAACGAAGTCGCTGACGGTGAAACACCTGCAAATTTTATTCTGAGCAGAGCTCAGCGTCGTACAGAGGCGAGGAAGAAGTAGACCTGGGAAGGATATTCGCGCAGGTATGTCTTGTGTATCACTGGACGCTAGACTACACGCTTGACTGCTTGACCCTTCCCCAGGTCGCATTTTTCTACAACCAAGCAGTTTTGTTCTACAATCCAGACTCGGATCCTAAGCCAGACAAGAAGAAATTCCATGAGGCATACGGTGAGAATGAAAAGATTTCTAGATAACGAAGGGAGATGGCAGATGTGCTTCTAGATACTCTAATGGTAAAGATCTCAGGAGATGCATCAGGTCTCAGCTCTGCCACTTCCAAAGCTAAATCTGACCTAGGAGATCTTGGAGATTCAGCTGATGGAGCTGGAGGTAAGTTCTCATCCCTCTCCAGTCTGATTCAAGGCTCAGCTTTTGGTAATATCATCGCAGACCTGGCTCAGACGGCTATCAGCAAACTGGGTGAGCTGTCCTCTGAAGCTATTGAAGCATCAGACTCTACTCAGAAGTTCGCGTCAACGCTAGACTTCGCTGGTCTTGATACCTCTAAGATAGAAGAGCTCACAGCATCTACACAGGAATATGCTGATAAAACTGTGTACGGTCTATCCGATATCCGAAACATCACATCACAGTTGGCTACGAATGGTGTACCTAACTATGAGAAATTGGCTGAAGCCGTAGGTAACTTGAACGCTGTCGCAGGTGGTACAGCTGACACCTACAGATCTGTCGGTATGGTACTTACCCAGACGGCTGGTGTAGGTAAGCTCACCACAGAGAACTGGAACCAGTTAGCGAACGCTATCCCAGGTGCATCTGGCAAGCTCCAGCAAGCCTTGCTTGAAGCAGGAGCCTACACAGGTAACTTCAGAGACGCAATGGCTGCAGGAGAGATCACAGCGGACGAATTCAATCAAGCAATTCTCAGTCTGGGTCTTACAGACGCAGCTAAGGAAGCTGCTACTGCGACCACTACGTGGGAAGGTGCATTCGGAAACCTTGAAGCAGCATGCGTCAACTTGATGTCTCAGGGTCTTGACCTCATTAAGCCTGCAGCGACTGGAGCTATCAATGGTCTAACCGACGCCATTTCCTCTATCCCGAACGCAGTCAACAGCATTGCTGGCGTGTTCGGTCAAGTCGTCCTCGACATCGCATCCTTTGAAGAGAAAACGGGTGGCGTAGCTACTGCAGGAGACGTCGTACGAAGTACCATGCAGACCATTGGTCAGGCTGTAGGGCTGACGTCTGAACAGATTGAACCTGTAGCATCATTTGTTGCATCGTTCTTTGACACTATTCAGAACTCAGTCTCTGGATTTGAATCTGCTGTTAAGCCGAGCATTGATGCGTTTGTGTCTAATCTCCAAGGAATGGGTGATGCAGTGTCTGCAAATGCTTTGCCTATGTTGACTGCTATGATGGATCTTTCCTCACATCTGAGCTCAACAATTATGGCAGTGCTTACACCAGCACTTGACACCCTCATCCCTATCGTGGTCCAGATTGGCACCATGATTGCTCAGCATGTGATGAATATTGCGAACATCATTATACCAGCGATCACGAATATCGTAAATATCATCATGCCTGCAATAACTAATCTTTATAACTTCCTCACCCAGGTAATAGCATTTATTCAACCCCTTCTCGTTGGCGCAATGACGTTTATCATGGGCGTCGTGAGCACGGTATGGCCATCAATTCAGAGCACCATTGAAGGTGTTATGAACGTCATCCAGGCTGTGATTTCTACAGTAATGGGAGTCATTCAAGGTATCATTCAAGTCGTTCTTAGTGCGATTCAGGGCGACTGGAGTGGCGTGATGGAAGGTCTCCAGCTGATTGCAAGCTCTGTGTGGGATGGCATTCAGGGAGTCATCTCTGGTGCTATTCAAGCAGTTCAAGGCATTATTTCATCTGTTCTTAGTGCTATTCAGGGCATCTGGGATGGAGCTTGGAACGCCATTAGCTCAACCCTGAGCAGCGCATGGGATGGAATCAAGAGTGGCGTAAGCTCAGGAATCGATTCTGTCATCAGCTTTGTGAGTGGTCTTCCTGGTCGTATCACCGGTGCGCTTGGAGACCTTGGAAGTCTTCTCCTTAATGCTGGTAAATCTATCATGAAAGGACTTCTTGACGGTATCAAGCAGGGTGTTCAGGGAGTCTTCGATTTTGTCGGAGGTATCGCAAGCAAGATTGCAAGCCTTAAGGGACCAATTCCGTACGACCTTAAGCTTTTGATACCGAATGGACAGGCTATCATGGACTCGCTCCTTACGGGTATTAACAATGGCGTTACGGACGTATTCGACAGAGTCAGCGACATCGGAGGAGAGATCGCAAGCTCCCTTGGCACAGATTACAAGATTCCCGTCACGCCAGAGCTAGCAGTCGCGGACTTCAGAGGAGTCTTGCCTTCGAATACGTCTGCCATAAATTCAAATCCTACAGGGAATGGAGCTCCAGTCGTAAACGTAAAAAATATCATCGTCCGTTCAGACGAGGACTTCGATTCTGCAGCTACCGTTTTCAACAGGAATATTATGCACGAACTGAATTGGAGCCAGTATGTCCAATAGAGCGAGACAAATAGTCCTGGAGCATAAAAACGAGACTCTCAGCATACAGGGTGATTCTTCTGTGCAGTCAGATTTCTACATCACGGATGAAGGAATCGAAGGATGGTTTTCAAATCCGACTGCAAAGATGAGTGCCTCTGAGCGAACAACTGGAGACGGTACCCACAAAGTGCTCGAATCAGGAGTCTTGTACAATTCAAGGACGGTTACCTTTTCGACGTACATCCTTGGAGAAGACAGGACTGCTGTGGTAAACAACATAAAGAAGCTCCTCTACTTCTCCAAGAAGATCATCAGGATCTACGTGTACGATGCAGAGGATTGTACGTACTGTGACGGTTACGCGAAATTCGACGTTGACAAAGCATGGGACGTGAACTATGCAAAAGTCTCCGTCACTGTAGTGTGCCAAGATCCTGTGCGTTTGTCTAAGTCTGTCTCCAGAGGTTATATGGAACCTTCACCAGATCCCGCGGGAGGGTTGCAATTCAAGAACTCAGTTCTGATCTATCCTCTACAGTGGGGTAAGCAGAGCGTCGTGAACAACACTTGTTCGACGTATAACCATGGAACCATAGTCTCGTACCCAGTCATTACCGTCTCAGGAGATTTTCCAACAGGATTTTCGATCACAAATCAACAAACAGGAGAAAAACTGTCGTATTCTGAGCCTGTAAACTGGGGATCACCCGTTATAATGTATTGTAGTACCAGGACGGCATCCTCAAGTGGTGTTGACGTAACGAGAAATCTGTCTGAGAGGAGCTTCCCTTCTGTTCAGCCAGGAGGAGATCTGTCTCTATCTTTTCTAGCACATGGCGTAGGAACATGCGAAGTCGTGGTTCACGATGCTTATATTTAAGGAGTCAAAATGTCTGTAGCATTCGGAGTACCTCAGAACAGTTCTGGAGTTGGAACCTCAGCTCTGGAAATGAGAAAAATCATCAGCAGTCTTTTTGCCAATGTCGGCATCCTTGATGGTCTCGATGTCAAGGGGACTTCATCTCTTTACTACTCAGTAGAGGGTGGCGTGGCTGTCTGCAGCAAGGGCAAAGCTGACGGTTACACGTTAGCATATTACCCAGGTGGAAATACCCCATCTGTTCAGTCGAACACGTCTGGTCAATCGCGCATAGACGCTATCTGGTTGACCTCTCACGACATCCAGAACGGAGACACAGACAACCTTGTCACGCTTGGTGTGTCTCAGGGCATCCCATCGTCGTCTCCTGTGCCACCAAGCGTCCCCTCTGATGCGACGGTAATCGCGTACATGATGCTTCCATCTGGAGCAACCAGCACTCAGAATGCCGTCATGACATCTGAACGAAAATATGCTGTACCTGCGGGAGCTTCCCTCGGAGTTCTCCTCGACAAGACAGACACCTCGTATAAAGGCGTAGTCACAGGTCCAGCGTACACCTACGCCAGCGGACAGATCTACGTACCTACAGACAGGCTGCTGTCTATCAAGTTGACAGAGACCACTTGGGCATGGCATCCCAGTACCCACAACTGGATAGGATCTGGATATGTTGACTGGACGCTCGATGGTGTTGTCCAGAGAGCATTCCGTTTCACAAATTACCCAGAGACTCCTACCACCAGTTGCTTTGAGGATTACGTCAAGGTCTCTGCAGGATTCCATACCATCTCAGCTAGGCTGTGGGGATCTAGTGTAGCTCCAGCTTCAGACATCTGGTTGGATTATAAAGCGGGATCATGGCCAGGACAAAGATTGCTAGTCGTCGACTCTGGAGTGGCAGAATAATGTGGAACACATATATCTGTGACACGATGTCTGGACTGATGCTCACCCCCATAGACATCCAGAACTTCTCTTGGCACATGAGTGTAACAGATTCCTCGTTGTCAACAAACACGAGGAGAAATGTCGGTGAGGACGGATTGTCTCAGATAAGCCTACCCTGGGCTTCCGTTCCAGCAGATACTCCTGAAGGACGAAACAACATCTTGTATCCCATGAAAAGATCCATCGTCTTGATGTGGGACGACATACCTGTCGTCTTCGGAACAATAGGATACAGAGTCGACTCAGAAGACTGCACAGATTTCAGTCTGCTCTCTATTCAGGATCTGTTATCTAGTAGATATCTCGTAAGCGAAGATGTGTTCGGTAAGTCGTACGGAGGAACCACAAACGACACGATCTACTACAAAAACATGTCTCTGCGGGGAATAGCTGCGGACATCATCAACAAATGCACGCGAGGAAAGCCTTCTGGAGAGCTTCCAATAGACACTCAATATGACGGTGAGCCAGGAGGACACCAGAGGACTTACTACGGCTATAACGTGTCTAACAACGCTGCAGACAAGCTTCTCAACGAGATCTCTAACGTGCAAGACGGAGTCGAGATGAGACTCGTTCCTTACAAGAGGGAAAACAATATCAGGCTGAGGTTCGAAGCAGGTACAGACGGTGAGCATGAACTGGTCAATGGTAGCACAAAAAGGACGCTCACGTGGTTTTCAAATGGTAGAGGAACGATTGAAGGACTGAAGGTCTCGAACATCGGACCAACCATGAGGGTCTACGGTACTGGAGCGGGTCAGGATGATTCGACTCTTTGTCACCTCGCACAGGATCTATCTCTCTGCCAGACGAGAGATCCGTGGCCTATTGTAGAGACTGTGATCTCGGACACCAGCTGGGACAACCTGGATCTC